GCCCAAAAGAAACCAGTTACTTCTAGCGCGGTGCGTCTCGGATCTCGGCCAAAGCAATACCAGTTACTTCTCTTGCGGTGCGGGTACATATGTACACCTGCATGGCGCAGACTTTCAAGATCTGACCCCCCTACAACTACTACACCTGTGGTAGTTACCTACCCACAACTACTACACCTGTGGTAGTTACCAACCAATACCAGTTACTTCTCTCGCGGTGCGAATGCAATGTTCGCTCGGAAACCCGCATGGACTCTGCAATGTTCGCTTTTCAGGCATAATGTTCGCACAATGTTCGCTTTTTTTTCTGCTTGGCGAACATTTTATAAACGTTACTATTTGTGTCGAGTTGTTACCTGTTTTACCTACGCAAATATATCTATTTGTTTATTTATTTATTTATTTATTAAAACTATATTTGTAATGTTCGTTTTCTAAAAAAGCACACCACATATTCTCTCTCCAAGAGGTATCGTTTCGCAACCTACACTAGCCTCCCAAACGCTCACACCCCCCCTAGTGCTCTAGAAAAAGCGAACATTCGAACATTCCTTTTATATCAATGACTTACTTGCGAACATTGTAAGAACAATACACGTTTGCTACGAACATTACCAACTTCACCACTCCAGAAGTTATTTAGCCACGATTTGACACTTACGCATAGATAGTGTATAATACGCTTTGCGTATGTGGCTTGTCCGACAGGACATGCAGTGTCACATCGTAGGTAACTACCACAACTGTGGTAATTGTATCAACAGTAACGAATGAGGAGTATTGATGAATGGTAGGTGAATTAACAGGTAACCCAACTTTCGATGAAAGTCTGGCTGGGACAGAGGTTGTGTCCTTCGTAGAAGGTGAGAGATGGTTTCTCACCGGACGTATGAAAGTACGTGGTGGTCTAACTAATCTACAAATAGCAGTACCTGACTACTACATCTATAAACAGGGTGACGGTACGCACACACAATATCGTTACCTACTAGGCAGTGCATTAAAGCCTGTCACTACAAAAGGAGAGAGTTAGCAGAGAAGAGCGGGGCTTGTCCTCGTTCTCCCCTGCCAATTCGGTAGGAACACACAACTACCACAGTTGTGGTAGTTAAAAACATAACAACATAGGAGTCCAATGACATGGGCAAGATGAAAGATTTTGATTGGGAAGAAAGAAAGCAAACAGATAGCGCACTCAGTGCGTTCATGCGTGAGCCGGGGGAGCAAGAGGAAATAGCTACCACAGGTGATGTAATGAGCGACCAGCAGGTAGAAGAGATAACTTCTACACCTGTAGTGGTTGAGTTGACTGACGAAGAGATTGAAGCAGACGTTGCAGAGAAAATGGCTTCGATAGCACGTAACTCGAAGCTGGTACGTTTGTCTATGACTCAGTACAAACCTACGGTCAGAGACAAGGATGTGTCGAAGGAAATTGCTAAAAACAAAAATGCCACTGAGAGAGCGGTAACAGCCAACGTAAACCTACTGCCCAACCTCATACAGTTGGAGCAGCTTAATAACTTCTGTGCCGAAGTACGTAAGGAGCACAATCTCCGCACCGTGCCTTATGAGGACAGGGGTTACCGTATGGTGGTCAGTATGCCTGAGATGTTTAAGCACTGGGCATGGCAGAAAGAAAAAAAGAAGAAATTAGAGGAGTTGGAGAAAGAACTGTTTGATGTGTACGACGACTACCTAGACAGGATACATCTGGAGATGGGTGACTTGTATGACCCTAGTAACTACCTGACTAAGGAAGAGGTGCTTGAGAAATTCACGATTGAGTTCGATGAGAAAGATGTGCCCAATGGTGAGCTTACGGTACATCTTGACGAGTACGCTACCGAAGAAATGGCTGACATGGTGAAGGAAGCGAAAGCCAAGGCACATGCTGCGGCGATGGCTAAACTCGACAGCGTAGGTACAAGCGTGTTTGATGGGTTGATTGACCCGCTCTGTAACATGATCCACCAGCTACGTGACGAGAACCATGACGGTACAGAGCACGGGTGGAACGACAAGACTGGTGAGCCTAAAAAGCCACAGTATAAAAGTACACTAATAAGTAACGTGCTTGACCAAGTAAACACCATTGAGCAGTGGTTCCTTAAAACACTCGGGGAGTTCGATGGGCCAGACAACGATGCTGCTGACAGTATCGTCAGACTGGCAAACAATTTCCGCAATGTTGACACCGATATACTGAAGGAGGATGACTTGCTGCGTACACGTACACGTGACTACGCACTGGCAATGCTACGTGCTGTACCTCGTAGGGCTATTGATGCCAACAGGAAAGCTGCACTCAAGCAGCAACAAAAGGTAACTCTGAAGAAAAAGGAAAATGGCAAAACCATTACCTTTACTAAGGACGCGCCTGCAAAAAATCGGATAGACATCATTGATGCTATCTGAAAATAACTACCACACCTGTGGTAATTACAATCAAAACTATACGACTAAGGAGTCGATAAAATGTCAAATCTAAATAATGTTCAAGGTCACAATATCTCACTAACAGTTGGTGAGGAACTGTCTCGAAAGGAGATAGTTGAAACAATCGCCGCAATCGGTAGAGACACTGAGTACGGTAGAGGTACGACTGTACTGGTACGTGGCAACATGGGTAACGGCAAGACTCAAATCGAGAGAGATCTTGCCAAGTTGTTCCCCAAGCACAAGCGAGTGTTCCTTGATTGTGCCAACGCGATGGAGGGTGACATACAGTTGCCCGTCATCATACGTAATGAGGGTGAGAATGAACATGTGAAGTATGCACCCAACCAGATATTTGGTGTGCATGATCCAGATAACCCCTACATCGTAATGCTAGACGAGCCACTCAAAGCGTCAAAGTCAGTCAAGAAGATGCTTATGCCTGTAGCTATGGAGCGTAAGGCCGCTAACCTACCGTTTCATCCAGACACTATTGTTGTTATGACTGGTAACAAAGACGGTGAGAATCTGGGTGACCAACTACTGGCGCATGAGGCACAACGTATCCTTGAACTAACTATGAAGAACCTGTCCAAGGAAGATGTCATTGAGTACGGTAGTAACAACGGTTGGCATCCGACAGTACTTGCGTTCATTGGTGAACATGGCAACCAACTCCACCAGTCGTGGGAAGAGGTGAGTGATCACAATGACAATATGTACATATACCACCCACAGGCACAACGTATAAAGTTCTGGACTCCACGCGGTGCAGAAGAGTGCAGCAAGTTTGTACATATGTACGATAGGGGTGGTTTAGACAAGAAGAAGTTGCGTAGTGCGTTGTGGTCACGTGTCGGCCCAGCAGCGTCACGTTTGCTGATGACTTACATCGAGATGGCAAAGGATATACCTACTACAGCCGACATCAAGTCTGACCCGCACGGGTGTCTAGTCCCAACCAATACGAGTGCTCAGTTCATGCTGTCTGCGATGGCGTTGTCTACTGTCGAGAAAAACTGGGTTGATCAGTGGATGGACTACTTGGCGCGTCTTGATATCAACGTTCAAGCGATGTTTGCGTTATGTGTAAAAGAGGACTCACATAGCAAAAACGGGTTGATGATGCGTAGCGAAAAGTTCAGAAACTGGTGTCACAAAAACTCTCATTTGTTCAACTAAGGAGGAGCAATAATGTTTTTATCAGCAACGGAACAACTAACACCGGAGCAACGTTTAGAACGTTGGTTCTTTGAAGTGTGTGGTAAAGATAGGTACAAGTACATGGCTCCCATTATCTTGACTGGTAAGACCAAGGTAGTGGATGTGGAATGGGTTCCTACTGCTTGTACTGATGGTTTCAACGTACTGTATAGTTCTGGATACATCAAGAAACTGTCTGACGAAGTAGGTCGGGCGATGATCTTGCATGAGAACAAGCACAAGGAGCAGCGACACATGCAAGTGTTTGGGTTTCTGTACAAGAAGCATCCGAAGATAGCGAACATGGCTTGTGACATGGTGATCAACATGCAGATAGTTGACGAGAACCCTGATGGCTGGGCCAAGCTGGGTGAAGGTTGGCTTTACGATGAGCGGTTCAGAGGTATGGATATCGTGCAGATATTCAATACTCTGTATGAAGAAGATGACGCTGGCGGCGGAGGTGGCGGCGAAGGGGATGGCGACGGTGGTTACCCTGCGCCATTCGATGAACATGACTGGGAGTCTGCCGAAGAGTTATCTGAAGAAGAACGTGAAAGTCAGATAGAGTCCATAGACCAAGCAGTGCGCGAAGGCGCAACCCTTGCGGGTAAGACTGGTGGTGACTTGCATGACTACGTACAAGAGCTTGTGGAACCCAAGGTTCCGTGGAACAAGTGTATGGAGTCCTTCGCACGTGAGCAAGTGGTTGGTAGTGACTACGGTACGTTCAGTACACCTAACCGTCGATACACTGCAATGCCTGAGTTCGATAACATTGTTATGCCGACGCAGGTGAGTGACCGGATACCGGAACTACTGGTAGCTATGGACACATCGGGTAGCTGTTGGAGTTGTCTACCGTACTTTCTGAGCGAAACGCAGTCTATATGTAAGATGCTGCAGCCTCACGTGCTACATGTTATGTGGTGGGATACTGAGGTTGTGTACGAACGGTTTGACTCTAATGCTATAGATGATATCGAGATCAAATCTGCCTACGGCGGTGGGGGTACAGATGTGAACTGTGTGACCGAGTATATGCGTGAGCACAAGATCAACCCTACTGCAGCAATCATACTTACTGACGGGTACTTGAGTAACGGGTGGGGCCAGTGGGATTGTCCTACATTCTGGGGCATGGTCACTAAGAAAGTACCCCCCTTTGGTAAGTATGTATACGTGGAGGAACTGTAATGAGTATTACTACAAACATAGCTGATACGAAGTGCAGAATCGAAACCACGTATGATCCTGCGTCAATGAACTACTACTCTGTGTGTCGTTTGGCACACAAAGTAGTCATTGGCTTTTCACCCGTCCGGGGCATCAATACGTCTTACTCCCACGAGGAGGCACGTACAGAAGCCCTTGAATTATGTCTTAATCTAATCAACGAAGAGGAATCAAACAATGCAACTGATAGCAACAATAACACCTGACAGTTACGATAGCGGTGTAACCATGACTAGTTTCAGAGCAGATAGTGGGGTAAAACGCACTAGCTCTCTTTCGGAATTGGTCGTTACCGACACTCATATTGGGCAAGTAAAGATAAGTGACGTTAGGACTAATCTTACGCTCACGGACTTTGATAAATCTTGGTGGGAGAAAACACATAAGTTCCTACACCTAATATCTACACATGGGCGTTTCAATCCAAGCTTGGGGAGAACCCCTTTCTACAAACTTTACTACGTTCCACTGTGGACAACTGCCGATAAGATAGCAGATGCGTCCCCCGAAGAGTCCATGAAACTTTGGGCTAGGGACATATTGGGGGACAAGATTTACGTAGGTTCCTCTGATGAGCCTTATACTTTCGGTGCAGTGTCGGTTGTGAATGCGGTGGTAGGTGGGGAACACGGTTACAAGTTTGAGGTCTATTCGCCACGCATAACTAACAATCGCTACAACGGTGGGGATAAGTATTACCATAGAGCGTCGAGCGACATGGGGAAAGCATTGAAGTTCCTTCGTAAGAGTATACGTGCACCTCTACCTGAAGAACGGCATCTACCTGAACTAATTAAAATGCAGAACAGTCAAGAAAATGCTGTAACAAGGCGTGAATTTGAGCAAACTAAACTAGCTAACCAAGTCACTGACTACAGTCGGCGTGAGCAAGTAGTCAGTGAACTGTTGAGTCTGCGCCGCTACGTTGATGGGGGTTCAGTAGGTGAGTACACGTTTGCCAGTGACTCGCTATCGGAAACCCTTAGCGATCTAGTGAGAGAGAACAATGAACTCTTGGAAGCTATCGACTACAAGTTGGAGAAAAGCGGAGCGTACTACCGTGTTCACATGTTTGAACACGATGGTCGAGTGTACTATTCACGTACTGCAACCGTAAGTCGAAGGGCCAATCTCACTAGATACCATGATGTCTATGCGGATACACCCGATGCTGCATATCGTCCTGTTGAAAGTATGCCCGAAGAGACACAAAGGGCTATATCTATGCTTAACTTCTACGACAAAGACGATTCAAAAGATGCTTGGGTTCTGGGGCTGGGTATTATGCTCATCAAGAATGAGCTTTACTACATACCTACTACACCTAACGCAATACTACGCGAGCAGGACGAAAGTGTTGGAGGCTCAAATGGGTAAGAAAAGTAGGAGCAAGCGTGAGCAAAAAATGGTCGAACATTCGTTCGGCCTCGCTTACGGCGAGTGGCTCAATATGTTTGAGTCTATGGAAGACATTACTAGGGGGAGAGTCAAAAGTGCTTTTACACCGAACCTATATATGCCATTCATGGACCCGCGATTCGACTTTCTTGGCAATCTACCAGAATCTTTCCTAGACACACATAGCCCAGACGAAATTCTAAACAACCCGATACTGCATGTTGTTCGTAGATGTGTAGATTTGTGGGGATCATATGCAACGGCGATGCGTAACGCTTTTAAGTTCAAAGTGAAGAACGAGCAGCTATGGGGGGGAATGCTAGATACTATGTATAAGAAAGGTTCTGCTGTAGAAGTAACAACCTATATACCGTTTGGAAGTATCTATCTACAGGTAGATATTGATGAGGATAAGATGCTATTTCTTTGTGAGAGACAACCAGCTAGAAGAGATTACCCCGAAATGGGTTTACGCGAGGGAGAAACATTCATATGTGTCACACCAGCCTCATATTTAGATCCTTATGGAAAAGGTGACAGGCGTTTAGCTGTACAACCTGTAGAACTACATATACCAGAAGGAGCAACGTTTAAATACGTAAAAAGAGAAACAGACGAAACTCCAGAAGAACGACTAGCAGCACTTGATAGAATGGGGGACTTTGGTTATTACCTTCCGTCTGAATACAAACGTAGTTTATCTACGTGGAAGGTATTGGATGGCGTTGAACCTTTAGTCGCTACTCCTGACGGTACAAATATGAAAAAATGGAAGGAAGCGGATTGTGAGCCTGTTTTGAAACATGTATTTTTTGCCTTCCTATCACTACTTGATCACGAAAAATCTAAACAGACTAATCATGGGATGGTGAAAGCGGGGCAGGTTGTTCGTCGCAAACCGAAGCACCGAAAGAAGCATCCGGCCTACGAATACAGTGTGTTGGAGCTAGACTTAGGTGATGAAGAGCCTAGTGTAAATACGTACATACCAAGAGAGTCTACAAAGAAACGGCAGCACATGGTTCGTGGATTCTGGAGGAAGTACAAGAAGCCGCTCAAGTCTGGCCCCCATGCGGGTAAGACACGTGTGTTTGTCAAAGAGCACTGGCGTGGCGACAAAGCATTAGGTGTAGTACGTAAAGACTACATCTTCAATTAGTCATCTATTAAGTTGGTAAGGGTAGTGCTAAATGTGCTACCCTACTAACTCAACTACTAATCATTTATAGGGGTTACGTGTTTATACATACAATACGTAAGCTACAATTTCATTCTGATACAAATACAATATCTTTATCACAAATAGGCAGTAAAGATGTTGCCGCCTCACATTCATCTGTGTATGATGATCCTAACAACTTGCCGGAAGATGTGCAGCGTAAGGTTGCGGTCATTGATCTGGCTGGTAAAAGTGGTAAGCAAATAGACGGTGTGGGATTCATGTCCTCACCGGATACTTATTGGTTATTTAATTGATCCAAAGTTTCCCGTGCTAGGGATTGATTAACAGGTTTGGGTGGGATCTGCGAGTACTAGTCAGTTCCCTAGCACTATTCGTAAAGTGCTGGCTAGTACAACCACCCACTAACTTCCACACCTGTAGTAATTAAGGATCACAATGGAGAATGAGTCATGGGTAAGATGAAAGATTCTGGCTGGGATGTAGTAAGCAATGCTGAGTATGAACAGGTAGAAGAGGCGGCACTAAAAGCGTGGATACATGAAGCAACTAAAGTAACTTCTACACCTGTGGTAATTACGGATCACAATGAAGAATAAACCCGCCCCCCACATGCCACAAAAAGGCCGTAAACAACCCGCCAATCATCCGTGGCAAAAACCTATAGTAGATAAACGCAAGAAGAAAAGGAGCCGTAGAGATGGGTGACTATCGAGAGTATTACACCGTGGTCTACCGGAATGACCAGCGCACGGTCATATTAAATGACGATGCCAAACCGATCCAGAAACCAGTTACGAAACCAGTTCCGAGGAGATACTATGCGGAAAAAAATATTAGCAGTAGCGACATTTTGCCTAATGGGTACTTCAATCCAAGCTTCAGAAGAACCCCTTTCAAATTGCTTCAAGATTGATGAGGTGCTCAAAGTAGTAGACGGGGATACCATTGACGTTCGCGTAAAGCTTTTACCTTTCTCACTATTGAACGACATACGTGTACGTATGGAGGGTATCAATGCATGGGAGTCAAGAACTCGTGATCCCGAAGAGAAGAAGCTGGGCCTAGCCGCTAAAAAACGGCTGACAGAACTGACTCAAGAAGAGGTAACAGTATGTCTGACTGAGCGCGGTAAGTTCGGACGGTGGCTAGGCACATTGTTTAGCGGAGAGACTAACATCAACCAACAACTAATAGCCGAAGGCCATGCCCATGAGTACTTCGGTGGCAAGCGGAAAGAGTTTAAATGAAAATCAAGATTGAGGTGATCCTCGATACTGACATCCAAGAGGATTTAGACGCTCTACATGACTTGGGGCAAGCGTTGCGACTAGGAGACAGGTATGACACCAGAAGCGAAAGTGAAGAAGAAAGTAGTTGAACAACTGAAGAAGCTCGGTGCGTACTACTTCTACCCTATGACACATGGTTACGGTAAGAGTGGTGTGCCTGACATCGTTGGGTGCTACGGCAGCAAGTTCTTCGGTATCGAATGCAAAGCGGGTAAGAACAAACCTACACCTCTACAAGAAAAGAACCTACGGGAGATAACCGTAGCAGGGGGTATAGCGTTGGTAATCAACGAAAAGAATATAGACCGTGTAACTGAATTACTTACCGATGATATCCCTATGCAACTTAAATTAGATTTAGGGGTGTAGTCATGGGGGATAGCGTAAATCACCCCGACCATTACACGGTTGGTGATATCGAATGTATTGATGCTATCAAAGCGTCCATGAGTAAAGAGGCTTTCAGGGGGTATTTAAAAGCCACCGCTATGAAGTACTTATGGAGGTATGAACATAAGCATAATCCCTTAGAGGATGTAAGGAAGGGGCTTTGGTTCCTGAATAGATTAAGAGAGGAACTAGATGGATCTGATAACGGTTGATTTTGAAACCTACTACGACAAAGACTTTTCTTTAAGCAAGATAACAACAGAAGAATACATACGCAGCAGACTATTTGAAGTAATAGGCGTAGGTATAAAAGTGAATAACGAACCTACCGCGTGGGCGAGCGGTACTCACGAACAAACCAGTAAGTATCTACATAAGTTTGATTGGGACAACGCTATGGTTGTCGCCCACAACACATTGTTTGACGGTGCTATTTTGAAATGGCGGTTCGATATAAACCCTAAGATGTGGGCTGACACAATGTGTATGAGCCGTGCATTACGTGGCGTTGAGGTTGGTCATTCGCTCATGGCTGTAGCTAAACACTATGGTGCGGGTGTTAAAGGTACAGAAGTACTGGCAGCTAAGGGCAAACGTCGAGAAGACTTTTCACGTGAAGAGATAAGTCGTTACGGTGATTATTGTATCAACGATGTTGAGCTTACGCACAAGCTATTCAAACGTATGGTAAGAGGCTTTCCCGCACAAGAGCTAAGGATAATTGATAAGACACTACGTATGTTTATCGACACTACTCTTGATCTGGATCTAGGGCTACTTGAAGAACATCTATCTGACACAAAAGAAAGAAAAGAACGCTTGCTACAGGAAGCTAGGGTAGATAAGGACTCTTTGATGAGCAACCCTAAGTTTGCCGGATTGCTTATTGAACTGGGTGTAGAACCACCAAAGAAAATAAGTGCAACGACAGGAGAGGAAACATTTGCCTTCGCTAAAACTGACGAAGGATTCAAAGCTCTGCAAGAACATGAAAATGTAGCGGTGCAAACTCTTGTAGCAGCGCGTCTTGGTAATAAGAGTACATTGGAAGAAACGCGCACACAGCGGTTCATTGACATAGCTAAACGTGGCAACCTACCTGTACCTATACAATATTACGCAGCCCACACGGGGCGGTGGGGTGGCACCGATAAAATAAACCTACAGAACTTACCTAGCCGTGGTGCTAACGGTAAAAAACTAAAGAGCAGCATAATAGCACCTGAAGGGTACAAGTTAATTGATTGTGATTCTTCTCAGATAGAAGCCAGAGTACTAGCGTGGCTGGCGGGGCAAGATGATCTCACTACAGCGTTTGCCAACGGTGAGGACGTTTACAAACAGATGGCTACCAAGATATACGGAGCTAACAGAGAGGAAGATGTCACTAAAGATCAACGGTTCGTTGGTAAGACAACTATTCTCGGTGCTGGCTACGGTATGGGAGCGGTGCGCTTCCAAGATCAACTCGCTTCTTTTGGGTTCGATATGGATATTGATGAAGCAAGGCGCGTCATACGTGTATACAGGGACAGCAACTGGAAGATTAGTCACCTATGGCGTGAAGCACAGAATGTTTTGAAAGCTTTGTACTACGGAAACAGTGCACCACTTGGGCTTAAGGGGGTGTTACAAGTAGACCCCGGAAAGGGGGGAGTTCTGTTACCTTCTGGTTTGTACCTACGCTATCCAGAGCTACAGGCAGAGCAGGAAGAACGAGGGTTACAGTTTACGTACAAGACTAGAGAAGGCCCGAAGAAAATCTACGGTGGTAAGGTCGTTGAAAATGTATGCCAAGCGATTGCCCGTTGCATCATTGGCGAACAGATGCTAAAAATACCGAAAGAGTACAAGGTTGTTTTGACAGTCCATGACTCGATTGTATGCTGCGTACCCGAGACAGAGGTTTCGGATGCACAGGTGTCTATCGAAAAATGTATGCGTTGGATACCTGAGTGGGCTGAAGGATTACCGTTGGATTGTGAATCAGGTGTGGGAGATAGCTATGGTGACTGCGAGTGAGTAACGTGACTAGCTTAGATGAATGGCGAAAATCCAAGAAGCAAGCGGAAAAAGAAGCTACCAATGCACTTGAGGAATTATTAAAAGAATGGGATGAATTAGAGGATATGTACAGTCCAGTATCAGACACTGAAGAGGTGACTGTACATCACACTCTGGTTATTGACGACAGAACAGATAATGAATTTATTGGCCTACGAAACTTGTTAGATGAAATAGGTGCTACATATACGGTAAGTTCAAGACCGCCCGAAGGAAATCCGTTTGAGTAATATAGTTCCTTGGTCATACAGTAAGATCAAAGCGTTTGAACAATGCCCCAAGCAGTTCTACCACATGAAAGTGCTTAAAGAGTACGAGGACGTAGAAACAGAAGCTATGAGGTACGGCACTCTTATGCACGAAGCAGCAGAGAATTATGTGCGCGACAAGACCCCACTAGGTAAGTCTTTCGAGTACGTAAGGGGTGCTTTAGATGCACTAGCGTCAAAGAAAGGTGAGAAACTTTGTGAATACAAGATGGGGCTAACTGAAAACCTAGAGCCATGTGGGTTCTTTGACACTGATGTATGGTGGAGAGGTATAGCAGACTTAGTAATCCTAGATACTGACAACCGCCTTGCGTGGGTAATAGATTACAAGACAGGTAAGTCAACACGTTATGCTGATAAGAGCCAGTTAGAACTGATGGCTTTAGGTATATTCAAACACTTCCCTGTGGTAAAGACAGTTAAAGCAGGCTTGCTGTTTGTGGTCTGCAATGAATTAATCAAGGAGAGTTACGTACAGCAGGACCAAACTATACTGTGGGATAAATGGATGTCTTCATTTACTCGCATGGATACTGCGTTACAAACAGATGTATGGAATGCAAACCCTAGTGGTTTGTGTAAAAACCATTGCCCAGTCATAGACTGTGCACACAACGGGAGAAACTGATGCCGTATAAGAATAAACCTAGACCCTATAAGAAAGAGTACCAACAGCAAAAAGCTAGGGGAGAACATAAAAACCGCATGGAGAGACAGCGGGCCAGACGCAAGATCGACAAAGAAGGTGTAGATAAGAACAAGAACGGTAAAGCCGATAAACGTGAGGGTAAAGATGTATCCCACAAGAAAGCTTTGAGTAAGGGTGGTAAGAATAGTGATGGCGTTCGCATAGAAAGTAAGTCTAAGAACCGCAGTCGTAACTACAAGAAGAAGTCTAGTGGAAATCGTAAAAGATAAAGCGGTCATGCTTAAACTGCGTGACCCACAAAGAATTACAAACCTAATACCAAAGAGTAAACGAGTAGAACAAAACAAAGTGCTCGTGAATTGGGGACTTGATGAGGCACATGTACTTAACAACATGTCCATCAAAGTACCGTCCCCGATTGAATCTAGGTATGAATGGACAGGACAGCATGAACCCTTCGAGCATCAAAAAGATACCGCTGCTTTTCTAACGCTTAACAAACGTGCTTTTTGTTTCAACGAACAAGGCACTGGTAAAACCGCTTCTGCTATATGGGCTAGTGACTACCTACTACAGCATGGGCATATAAATCGGGTTTTAGTCATATGTCCTTTATCTATTATGGACAGCGCGTGGAGGGCAGACCTATTCACTTTCGCCATGCATAGAACCGTTGATGTAGCGTATGGCTCTGCAGCTAAACGTAAGAAAATCATAGAGCAAGGTGCGGAGTATGTAGTTATTAACTACGATGGTGTAGAGATAGTTGCTGATGAAATAGCAAATGGTGGCTTTGATCTTATTATTGTTGATGAAGCTACCCACTACAAGAATGCCCAGACTAAACGTTGGAAAGTCCTCAATAGATTACTGACTCCTAAGACTTGGGTGTGGATGATGACGGGTACGCCTGCAGCACAGTCACCCCTTGATGCTTATGGACTAGCTAAAATAATTAACCCTAATCAAGTACCCCGATTTTTCAGTGCTTTTCGTGATCAGGTTATGGTTAAAGTTACTCAGTTTAAATGGGTACCTAAAGATAGTGCTGTAGATATTGTCTATAACGCTTTACAACCAGCTATTAGGTTTACAAAGGATCAGTGCTTAGATCTTCCTGACATGGTGTATACCAAACGCGAAGTAGAAATGACTCGGCAACAGAAGAAATACTACGAGCAACTTCGAGATAAGATGGTCATGCAAGCTGCAGGGGAACAGATAACCGCACCCAATGCTGCAGTAAATATGAATAAGTTGTTACAAATATCTTGCGGTGCTATTTACACCGATGATGGTGAGACTTTAGAGTTTGATATTAAGCATAGGTATAACGTTCTGAAGGAGGTGATTGACGAGTCCAGCAAGAAAGTTATTGTGTTTGTGCCTTTCAAACATGCGATAGACTTGCTGGTAGCTCGTCTAACTAAAGACAAGATAACAACTGAGGTTATCCGGGGGGATGTTTCTGCACCTAAACGTACAGAGATATTTAAGCTTTTTCAGACTACCGACAACCCTCAAGTATTAGTAGTTCAGCCTCAGTCTACGGCACATGGAGTCACGTTGACTGCAGCGAACACGATTGTTTGGTGGGGGCCAACCAGTAGTTTAGAAACTTACGCCCAAGCTAATGCGCGTATTCACAGATCGGGGCAAGACCATAAGTGTACGATAGTACAGTTACAAAGCTCTGCTGTAGAAAAGCGTATATACTCACTACTAGATAATAGAATAAACATTCACACAAAAATAGTTGATTTATACCAAGATTTACTTGACTAGACTATAAATACTAACTAAAGTCTAGTTTCCCCGATTGTCGGGTGCGAGGATAAAAACATGAAGTCAAAAGAAACAAGCTTACCCAAGCTTGTGAAGGCATACCGCGCTCTACGTGATAAGCGTAGCGAATTGAAAGTAGCTTTTAGCGAGAAGGACAAAGAACTCCAAGCAAAGCAAGAGAAGATACAAGAAGTGCTTCTCAAGCATTGCAACGAGAACGATGTTACTTCTGTTAAAACTACTGAAGGTATCTTCTACCGTAAGAAAAAAGTTAGTTATTGGTGTAGTGATTGGGAGAGTTTCCACGAGTGGGTGCTCAAGAACAAAATCCCTCAAGTGCTCCAAAAACGAATTAGCCAGAAAGAGTTGGAAGAGTTTATTACGGAGAACGAAGACATACCTGTAGGTCTACAATCTGATGCGGTATACACCATCACAGTGCAAAAACCGCGAGGATAAAATGAGCCAAGAGTATGTAAAAATAGGGGACGTAGCTGACGAGTTCTCAGTCAGTGTGTCTACCATCAGGAAGTGGATTAGGGAAAACAAAATCCCTAGGAACACTTACATAAAAGCTGGTAGGACTTACCGATTTAGTATTGATGAAGTGACTAAAGCGTTACGTGGGGCTGGAGAAAGCACTCCCACGTGGCAAGAAGAATTAGCAGATCAGTCACCTAGCATTGGTATAGCGTCTTTAGAAGATCTTGATGAAGACTTCTAATCACGGCCTAAATCGGCATTCGCCATTATTGTGGGTGGCGAAGGTTCACGGTCTGACCCCACCGTGCCGATACGGGGTCATCTAATGCATAGGATTAGTATTAGAAACAAAGTATTTAGTGTAGATGGCGAAGACATACAGAATGCAGTTACAGCAGTTATTGTAAATGCCTCTACTGTACAACGTGCTTACTACCCTAATGCTTTTGATCCTAACACCGTGCAAACCCCTGTCTGTTGGTCAGCAGATACACAGTATCCAAGCCAAGATGCTACTGAAATACAATCGAAACGTTGTATGGATTGCCGACACAATATCCGTGGCGGTGCGTCTGATGGGGGCAGAAGTTGTAAGTTCTCACAGAAATTAGCGTTAGCTTTTAGTACAGATCTACGCAAGGTTTACCAATTACACGTACCTGCTAACAGTATATTTGGTAGAGGTCAGGGTAACTTTATGCCTTTACAAGAGTATGCACGGTTCCTACAACGTCACGATACTGTATCTACAGACATATACACTAAGATATATTTTGACGAGAACAGCATCGTACCAAAACTTTTCTTTTCGCCCAAGAAACCCTTGAGTGTATCAGAACAAGCGGTTGTAGAAGAGGTGGTTAACCATCCAGATACAACCAAACTAATAGCCCTAGACTTTTCTAGTGCACAACAAAGTTCCTCACCGTTTGAAAAGACGGAAGGATTCACCATAACTACCTGACATGGAGATTAGGTATGCAACATTTGATACAAGGGGTGGAAGCTCTCTACCCAAGGATTGATCAGCCTTATAAATGGTCACAAGAACAAAGCCGATCTGTTCCCTGTGAATGGAACGAGAAAGGTGCGGCACGTACTATGAAAATAGTAGTCGGTTACGAACAAGCAGTTAAGTTGCGTAAAGCAATGGCTGAAGCCTACAAAGAGAAGGCAAAAGATGGTTGGCCCAAGTTCAAAGACAACTTTGAACTGGTAGAAGGTTCTATCAAAGGTAAAGATGCGGTGTTTCATATTAAGACGCAACTCGCTTGCTTTGATGCGAAGACACGGGTGCGTCAATTCGATGCGAGTAATAACCCTTTACCTGATGATTTTCAGTTAACTACAGGTAGCACTATAAACGTGCAGATAACCCTTGTCCCTTATAACTCAGATAGAGGTAACGGTACTAGTCTACGCCTAAGTGCTGTTCAAGTATTAAAACTCGTAGCTATGAAAACTAGCTCTCCATTTGATAAAGTGGACGGGTATACAGCTACAGACGCAAGCCCTTTTACTGAAAATGCTATCGAGGCCGAACCTGAAGGTGATGACTGGGATGGCGAAGAAACTGAAGTAGAAGAACCAAAGAAAGCAGCCCCTAAAAAGGCTGCGCCTGAAGTGAAGGATGATGACGATGACGATGATCTCAACGCTATCATTGACGAGTGGGGCGACGATTAATCGCTTTTAAAGTTCGCCACGGTTAGGGGTCTCCTTACTTACCAGTCCTCTCCGGTAAGTGTTCATTCTGCCCCTAACCGTGGCTCTTCATTTCAGGTGTACTATGGAAACCAATACTTTACTAAAAGCGGTATTGGGAGATACAGGACACTACTGCCTCTTTGCCGCTAAAACATCGCAATCTAAGCGAGTACAAAAATTCTATAAGGACTTAGATACACTTATAGAAGATGCAACAGATCTAGATTCCAAGGGCTATGATGTTTATTACGCCCTATCCACCTTTGTAGAAGAAGGATCGAGGAAAGCAGATAACGCTGCATACTTACGCAGTTTCTTTCTCGACATCGACTGTGGTCTTAGCAAAGACTACCCAAGTAAGATGGAAGCGTATGATGCACTACGAACTTTTTGCTCTACTTTAAAATTACCCAGACCTGTAGTTGTTGATTCTGGTAGGGGTCTACATGTTTATTGGCCTTTGACTGAAGATATCATACCCGAAGACTGGGTAGTGGCAGCGGAGAACCTGAAGAAGCAATGTGCTAAACATAACTTCTACGCTGATCCCGCAGTCACCTCCGATATTGCTAGGGTACTACGTGTACCTAACACTCATAACCATAAGACAGACCCACCAAGCAAAGTTATGGGTCTTGGTAAAGCAAGCATAGAACTGTACGACTTCGATAAATTCAGTAGCTTACTGGGTGTAGATTTTGTGCCAGCCCCCACCAGACCCGCACCTAAAGCTAAAAGTACTAATGCTGTTATGGATGCGCTGCTGGGTAACAGAGAGTCTCGATTCAAGGACATACTGAAAAAGACACAAGCTGGTAGAGGTTGTGAGCAGATAAAACTCATAGTTAAAGATCAGGAAAATACCAGCGAACCTATGTGGAGAGCGGGACTATCCATCGCACGGTACTGTGCGGATGGAGATAAAGCTGCTCATTTGCTATCTAAAAACCATCCTGAATACTCTCAAGAAGCTACTGATAAGAAGTATGGCCCGATAAAAGGCCCATATACTTGTACAAAGTTTGATGAGTTTCGGCCTGATGTATGTCCGAAATGTCCGAACTGGGGTAAAGTCAAATCTCCCATTGTTCTAGGTAATAGATTTAAAGAAGCCAGTTACCCGGTAGAGATAGATGAAGATAGTGTAGATACAAACACTATCCCTGAATACCCATACCCATATTTTCGTGGGGCTAGTGGTGGGGTTTATATGCGTACCACTAACGCTGATGGGGACATTGATGAGAAACAGATATACCATAATGATTTATATGTTACGCAAAGAATCATAGACCCCGAACAAGGTGAGTCAGTTGTTATGCGATTGCACTTACCTAAAGATGGTGTCAAAGAGTTTTCACTTCCGTTAAGTGCGGTGACTTCACGGGAAGAATTTCGTAAGTCGCTTTCCGCACAGGGGGTGGCTGTTATGAAGATGGATGAGTTAATGAGCTATACAACTACTTGGATTAACGAGCTACAGTCTAAAGTTACTGCTGATGAAGCACATCGACAGTTTGGTTGGGCTAATGAAAAAATGGATTCGTTTGTTCTAGGTAACCAATTAATCACTAAACGAGGCACTGTTTTTAACGCACCAACTCCTGCTACGGTAAGTTTATTCCCCGCTTTTGAACCGAAAGGTGAACTAGATGCTTGGAAAGAAGCTTTAGGGTTTTGGAACAGGGATGGGTTTGAGTTGTACCAGTACGTACTAGGTACAGGGTTTGGATCTGCTTTGATGGAGCTATCAAATGTTAAGTGTAGTGCCATGCACCTCCACAACAAGGATAGTGGTGTAGCCAAAACAACAGCTATGATAGCTGCGGTAAGTATATGGGGAGATCCAGACGCACTTGTGCTGGGTGAGAACGATACCTTAAACAGTAAAATGAATCGTGGAGAGGTATACCATAGTTTACCTTGGGCTATTGACGAGATAACTGAGATAGAACCTAAGAAAGCATCTGAACTTATATACATGTTTACATCAGGTAAACAGAAAAACCGCATGTCCAATAGTTCTAATGTAGAACGTTACAGGGGTAAGCCTTGGAGCCTACTGGCTATAACTACGGGTAACACAAGTATTATAGAACGTGTTTGCCTTGCTAAGACTTCCCCTAAAGCAGAAGCGCAACGGGTGTTAGAGTGTTATGTACCCGATGTAACTCATTTATTTTCTGGTAAGGAAGAGACAGATAATTTTGAGAAAGCCTTGAAAGAAAATTATGGTCACGCTGGGCCTATATTCGCTAAGTATGTGATAGATAACTTAGAGGAAATACGCGAAATGTGCCTGAAGATACAGAAGAATGTAGATTTACAGGGTGATCTAAAAGCACCCAATAGATTCTGGTCGGCGCATATCACGTATACACTAGCTGGATTGATCATAGCTAAGAAGCTTGGACTGATACAGTTTGATATATCCAAGATATTCAAGTGGGTACTGCGTACATTACTACCTCAGAACAAGAACTCTACGATTGCCGCTGAAGCATCTGTACATGACGTTATGAATGGCTTTTTTACAGAGCACATAAGTAACATCCTACAGATAGAAAGTACCAGAGATAACCGCAAGGTTCAGGGTAATGGCCTAGATGAGTTAGCGTTGCCAGAATCTCTAGCTAGAGGCAAGTTAGTTGCACGGTATGAAACTGATACACATAGGTTCTACGTAGTACCTAAGATACTTAAGGCTTGGTGCGGGGAGCAACAAATAAACTATGGGCATCTGGTGGGTCAAATCAAAGAAACTTGCGAGGGTAAACGCTCAAAGATGCGGTTGACTAAGGGTACTAAAATGAAGTTACCCTCTGCTGATGTATTAGTTATGACGTTTAATGTTGATGGCGACGAGGTTGAAGAGTCCGATACTGAGGAACTATGACTTATCTCCAGATGGTGTCCAGATAACTGTGGACTGGGAGACTATGTATATAGGCACTTCTATGTTTATACCTTGTGTGAACACTGAGAAAGCAAAAGAACAAGTGAAGGAGTTGTTTAAAGAGAGAGGGTGGCAATACCTAGTGAAAATACGTATAGAAGACGGTAGATTAGGTATACGTGCTTGGCGAATGTTGTGATAGTATCCGCATGACAGTTCTTTCTGTCACAATACCATGTCATTTACCCCCCTTAACTGGGGGGTTTTTTACCCACCCATTTGCTCTAGTCTGAGTATTGTTTGCATCGCTGGGGATAACTGCACCCCATTATGCATGAGAGCACTTGTGCGTTGGTGCGCTCTCATAGAACGTTTAACTGCTCCTGCGTCTATGCGGTATAGCGGATGTCGTTTGTTAAACTCGGCTATTTCTTCTCGCACATCTCTTTGGTCTGCCAAGTTATTAGTACGTAACCCTATGTACAATTTCTTCAACAGCTTAGATCTTCGGCTACGTACTTTAGTATCAATACCTTTTACGTTTAAATTCTCTTCTATCTTTCTAATATAGTTTACAGGTGCAAAACCAAACATTTGCCCTGCTAGTTCTCCAGTTGTTACGTCATCATAGATAGGATCACCCCGCTGCGTAGAGTACCCTTCCCTGTACACACGCCCCATAGGTGAAGCTTTGATAAAGTTACTGATGCCTGCAGGCAGCATGTTCTCTATGCCGCGCTCTATCTCACCCTCAAGTAAGTACCCAGTACCGCGCTGAAATCGTTTAGCGGTGCTGAGAGCAGGGCCACCTATGTAGAACCCAATGGTTTCTTCCGCCGAAGCGTTACTATTGTACTTGTTACTTTGTATGAGTAACCCTGTAAGCCTAACCCTACTGGCTATATCAACATTAAGTAGCTCATTGATTGGCCCTTTGTAGGCTAAATCTCCTAAGTACTTACGAACTATGTTATCTGCATCATCTTCTTCGTCATCCAATATCACCGCATCAACGAACAGGCTAATTGCGCCGTACAGAGGTATACCGTACACACCAGCAAATAAAGCAGAAGATAAGTGCCACCCGACTAACTGCCGTATAGCAACCTTTCTCATACGTGCATTTTCTTTTGGATCAGAGGAGAAGGTTGTACCTTTGATAGCTGTGACACCAGCTTTTATCATAGTCTGGTACATACGGAAGCCGTAAGTCTTGTACATCAATGCAACACGTTTCCAGCCCTGTTGTGACAATCTAGGCCCGACTTCCCTAAACGCCCCGCCGTTAGTTTCCTGCGTTATGTACAATGCTTTTTCTGCAGCATTTTTTAGTTCTGTTTCAGTAAACTTATAGCCTTTTTTGTCTCCACTTATCTTACGTAGCTCTAGGTTGTAAGCGGCAACCATTGTCGATTGTCGGTTAAATCGTTCCGCTACGTTGAATCCCATAGCTGATATACCCGTTATTTTATCGAGGGCTTGTCTGAATACGTTACCAGAGCGTTCTCTACCGGATTTAAAAGCTCCTTTCTGCAGAGATAGTTCATCCATTATAAAAGACTTAGTTAACTGTCCCCTCTTTGCAGCCAAATCAACAAGAGGCATAAGCTGCTCTAATTCTTTTTCTTTCTGTTTAGCCTCTGTAGGTGCCATACCTTCAGTTAATTCTTTTAGCCGTTTGCGATTAAGCTTGTAATTGCCGTTTGTATCCATGATGTAGTAATTATCTATACCTACGTCATAGCTGCTAAACGAGCTAGTGACAAAACTGGATGCTCTCATTATTTCGTTAAAAGCGGCTGTATTGTTTTGGTACTCTCCTGCAAGGTACGGGTATGTAAATAAAGGTAGTTGCGAAAGGTTAACTATAGCGGAGGAGGCGTTAAAGCCAATCGTGTAAACAAAAGCTCCTTGGTTTAACGTTTGCCACACTAGGTCAGCAGGGGGATTACGAATAAAAGAAGCACGTTCCATCATCTCCTCGTAAAGAATTGGGGCTTCTTTACTTAGCTTCTGTCTGTTTTCTTTGAAGTATTCAATAAGCCTAGATTCAAACTCATTAACTTTCTTCGTGTACTTAATACGGACAACTTGTCGGCCTAAGTCATAACCTTTTGTTTGTAGAGCAAAGAGAGGATCTTTTTCAAAACCCATGATGTTCTGTCGTTTTGCTAAAGACTTAGCGTAAGAAGTTTCTGGTAAGCTCTCTATAAATACTTCTATTATTTTGTTTCTAACATCCTCTCGGATAGCTTCTTCTTGCTTGGTCATAGGGGCCGCAGACTTTAATTTCTGGTCTGTAACCTGTAACAATTCTTCTATAGCACGTAGAGGTAAAGACTGATACCCACCTTTCTCCATAAACTTAGTGTCGATTATGTCAGGATCGCCTACGATGTTGTCTTCTTTCTTAAGCTGTTCAACTATGCGTAGTGCTTCAGCTTCAGTCTCCACCATCTCCATAACGTAATTGTCACTCAGCCTAGCGTCCCCTGATGATACAGCGGGTGCTTTCTTGAGAGAGTAAGCAACTTTAAATCTACCTTTTCGTGCTAAAGGAAAGTAAACATCAAGTACTTTGTCAGTAAACAGTAAATCCAAAACCTCAGACTGTACGGTCTTCTGTTCTTCAGCAGAAAGTTTTCTAACCCTATCGTACAGAACCTCTTTTAGTTCTTTGTACTGTTGCTTGTAGTAATTACGTAGTATTTTGTAAGCTCTTACAGACTCACCTTTAGTCCCATTATTTAAATCTTTCCATTTCTTGTGCAGTATCTCCCACCTAGCAAAAGTATCTGCATCGTACCTACCTTTGGCGACATTTCTTGGTATCAAAGGATCTATCTGATGTATCGTAGCCCCGTAATCCATGTCGTATATAAGATCTGAGAACTTGTTGTAGACTTCCTCACCGTACTTATCTCTAAACCGTATCAAGACATTCCCAACAGCATCTGCTCTTTTGTCAGATACTTCCATAGCTCCTCGTTGTTCTTGGGCTATGTCGTTTAGTTTATATCCTCTAAGTTGAAAATCTTCCCTTGCTATTTCGGCTATGCCCGGAAGATCAACAGCACCTAGGACAACTTGACCTACGGCTCTTTTTGAATCTGATAAAAATTGAAGCGTACCGTCCCTGAACCTAGTGTTCTCGGTTTTAGTAGCTGGGCTGGACACTGAACGCCACAACTTACCTAGACCGCCCATAAGTTTTTCTACCCCATGCACATCGGCATTCATTGCTAGTACTTCAGCGTTTCGAGTAAGTGGGGCAACGTCAATGATACTATCTACCATAGCATCTATTTCTGACAGGGTAGAAGAAGACTGCCCGAATACTTTTATACCAAGCTTCTTACTTAGGAAGTCCTTTATTATGTCCATTAGTCTAGCCAATGCACTCTTGGGACTACCGTCAGGGTTTATACGAGCTAACTCTTTCCTAAATTCTTGGTTACCAAGTGCCTCAGAGAAGAACTCATCCACACTTTCATAAGCCTGTGGGTTAGTAAACAACTCTTTTGAAGCTTCGTGTAAGTTTGTTACCTTTACTGTAAAAGCACTTTTTTTGTTGCTTAACTGAGCACTGCCTAATGCGTGTGCCATTTCATGTAGAAGTGTGTGCTCGTTCAATCCTAGGACGCTATCTAATTCTATGGTGTTTGTCTTAGGGTCAAATGAGCCTGCAAGCCTTCGTGCATCTTTGGGAGACTTGAGGTTCTTAACTACTTTTATCTGAGTATCACCAGCAAGAGCAGCAAACTTTTTACTTATAGTCTTTATGTGCTTATCTACACTAACCTTACTTACGTTATCCAACGCGCCTTTTAGATCGTTACTAGCTAGGGCTGTAGCAGTAGTTTGGTCTACAGGGCGAGTAAGTTCAGATAGAGATTCAGCGGGTAAGGGGTAAGAGAAAGGGGTTATCTCTTCTAAATCTGCTCTTCTTTGGCGTTCTTCTGCAGGTAAACCTCTGCTGCTTTCCTCTAAACCTCGTTCTATAGCAGAACCTTTCTTATACGCTTTAGCTCGCAATGCACGGCGTTGGCCTTCCCACATACTTAACTTGTCAAAGTTAGGGTTATCTGATTTTTCTTCAGTGTTTATTTTTTCTGTTAGATTTTTTAACTTTTTACGATCCCCGTCAGTAAGATAAGTAGTTTCATACCCTCGCTGTTTAAGGACTTCTGTCTCTATTTCTGATAAAAGCTCCTTGTCGTTTGTACCAACTGTCCCTGCTTCAGGAACGTCTATGTCTACAATTTCACTGGCAGTACGTGCTTCATCTTCCTTTGCTCTTTGTTTTGCTGACGCTTCTTTAGTCTTAAGGAAGTCTTCTCTTTTTATATCTAACGCTAGTTTTTCTTCACGGGTAAACTCTAATTTAAGGTCTTTCGCTTCTTTAAAGAAAAACTCTGGTTCTATCGTCTTATACGTTTTAGCTCGCAACTCACGTTGTGTATTTTTCAACCTACTTATCTTATTAAGATCAGGGTTATCTGATTTTTTTTCAGTGTTTATTCGTGCTGTTAGATCTTTTAACTTTTTACTATCTTCGACAGTAAGATAAGTAGTTCCTTCTATGTAAGTTTTTTCAAATTTCTTCCGTCTAGCAGCGAGGCGTTTAGAATCTCTTTCCCCCCTTAGTTTTGTCCTAGCCTCAATATCCTTTAAGCTAGTTTTGTAAACCTCTAAACTCTTTTTGGCCCTGCTAGTTACCGCATCAGACATATTACCTATAACCCAGTTATAGGCTGCTTCAGCCTTAGCACCTCCGGTACCCTGCATCATGGCGACTACTTCTTCCGGGGAAGGGTTTTCTTTATCCTGTTTGAACGCTACAGCACCAGTAATTTGTTTGTCTGCGTAGTCGAAAGCAATGGCTTCAACCGCATCCTCTATCCTGTCGTACTTACTAAAGTAGGTTGCCGCATTCTTATAGCCATCTCCTAACTTTGGCGTGTTCTCCCCAACGGTACCTTCTGCCGCCCCTATCTCTTTGACTTTAGCTGTATCTTCAACCAAAGCGTAGTTAGGAACAGTAGGAAATGTAGTGCGTACCCTACTCGATGGGGTACTTATAGGAAGGTCTGTAGTTTCCTCCTCTTTCTTTTTACGCTTTCTTTTTGTTTTCCCTTTCTTCTCCTCTTCACCTGTTACGGTTTCTTCGGCTTCTCCGACTACTACCTCTTCTCCTTCTACTTCCGCTTCTGCCGTGTCTTTCTTTTCTACTTCACCTGTTACTACCTCTCCTTCCTTTACTTTATCTGTTACTACCTCTCCTTCCTTTACTTTATCTGTTACGGTTTCTGCTTGTCTTTTCTTTATCTCGGCAGCAATATTAATTTTATTTATGATGGTCGCGTCTGTAGTAGGTAAACCTAGTAACTTCTCGTTTATGATTATTAGTTCTTTAAGAGAAAAATCACTACCTTGGGCAAACTCTTCTTGGGCTGTTGCCACAGCTTTGGCGTAAAGTTTTTTCCTTTCTTCGTCTACTTCTTTCTTTTTAGCTACGTCTACCTCTTCTTCCTCTGCTACCTCCTCCTTTTTTTCTTCTTCTTTAGCTTCAACTTCTGTCGTTAGCGGTGCGTCTTCTTTAGCTTCAACTTCTGTCGTTAGCGGTGCGCCTTCATCATCAAATGAAGTATCTGGTTGGGCAAGTAACTCTTCTTCTATTTGTGCTTGTTGTTCATCAGACAAAGTTGATTGTACAGAATCTCCCCTGCGCCTAGGGACAGCAGCATCTAGTAACGCTTGTACTGTGGCACCAACAGCGGCACCGTAACCACCTTCTTCGGCTACTTCTACGTTAAGCAGATCTTGTGTAGGGTCATAACCTCTTTGGATAGCATTTTGTAATACACCCGCTGCAGCTTCTTGTGCACCTTCAAACCCACCCGCTACGGCTGCTCGTTTGATACGTTCAATACCGTTCAGGAACGCATTTTCACCAAGAACACTTCTTAGACTACGTAACTTACCTAGAGGTATAAGTTCTGTTAGACCAACACCTAAACCTTTTAATGCAGCTTCTCCACGTTCTGCTAGGGTTGCATCGGCAGCACGTGCTCTTTCACTTGCTTCACCAGCACCAGCACCAGCAGCTAGGGCAGCGGCAGCGGGTATGCCTGCACCGGGGATAAGGGAGGTAAGTCCTAGTCCTGCAAAAGAACCAAGAGCTTCACCAAACTTACGCCCTACAAGTTCTTCTGATCCTGCGTCAGCGGTAAAAGGAGATCTTAGTGTCTTAGCTACAGACTTAATGCCTGCTCTTACTGGAAGTTCTGACTCTTCGTCTAGTAACGCTGCGGCACCTAGAGCACCTAACTCTCCAAGCCCTATAATGCCAGCAGGTATGCCTTTAGCTAGTTCTTCTATTTGATCTAAAAAATCAGGTTCTTGACGAGCTATTGAGCGAACTCTTTCTCCTTTTTCTTCACTTTCTCTACGCTTGTATCTTTTGTACAGTTCTGCGTATTCTGGAGAATCTCGCTTATCGCTATTCGCTACTAGAACTTGCCTTAATTCACTTGCGGTAGCCATTTATAAATTCTACTTAGTAGGGGTTAAGTCAGTTCCAGTAATCACGTTTTTTAAAGTGTTAAACTCGTCTTGAACTTCTTTGGCAGTTTCTGGGTCACCACCTAGTATAAGAGTGTTCATACGATCTTCTAGTATCTTAAGGACTTCTATTATTTGAGCGGCATTATAATTTTCTGCTTGCGCTTGAGCGACCATAAGTTGTGCTTGGTTAGCTATAGCAGTTCCCAAAGATGCGATTCTTTCTTTTTCTAACTGGGCTATATTTATGCTTGTATCAGAAAGAAGTTTTTCTACACTAAATAATATTTGTTGTGTAGTTTGTGCTGCTTGTCTAGCCTCTCTACTATTAGAGTTAATAAGCTGAGTAGCATTTACAGCAGCATCTTGAAATTGGTTCTCTAAGTTAAGAACATTTTGTGCGCCAGTTAATCTATCTTCGGATAACCTTAATCTTTCCCCAAGAGCTTCTTTTTCTAACCCAAGAGCCGTATCTTCTCGTTCTTCTACACGTTCTGTTATAGCTTTTCCTGCTATACCTGCACCTTGACCAAGTGTATCTCCTTGTCCTATAGCTGACAGACCAACTACTAAGTCTCTAAAAGCGGCTTTTCTACCACCTGTAGCATTTTTAGCCATGTTATTAAGTTGATTTATAATTTCTTCTCGGTCACTGTAAGCAGTTTCTTGCGTTGTTTTAAAACTATCTATACCAGTGCGTCTAGCCTCTTGAGAACCTGTAATAGTATTTTGTAAGGCTTCTGCAGCCTGAGCTTCTCGTTCAGCATCTTTTTTTGCTAAACTTGTTAAACCAGATAGTCGATCTTGTATCTGTCCTTGCTGACCTTGTAGCTCCTTTTTTTGAGCATCAGTAGCGTCTAACTGTTGTTGTAGTACCTTAAACATCTGCTCATTTATATCAAAACGAGGAGTACCTGTTGAATCTTGATTGCTAAGATTATTAATTAAGGTATTATCATCTACCTCTTCTACCTCTCCTACCTCTTCGCCACCAGTGCCGGGGGCTGGTAACGCACCTGACCCAATGTATGCATAAGCAGGGTATTTTAGTTTATCTATAGTCTTCCCTGCTAAATTCCCTGTTCCTTCCAGTACTTTAGCAGCGGTTTCACTCCTACTAGCTCCTTGACCCATTCCGGGGAGTGATAACTGCCCACCTTCATCGGTTTTACCTTTCCCAAAAAGTTGTTTTACTTTCTCAACAGCACCTTTTACTCTTTGGGGAACTTTTTGAGCACCTCGCGCAAACATAGTCCCAAGTCTAGCCAATGAAGCAGCAGCTTTAGGATCTTTTGAACCAAAACGTGCTTTAAGCGTGTTAAACACATCAGCCGCAAACAACCCTAAAGCTGCGGTTTCTACTGGGTTTTCTAGCACAAAACCAACTACGTCCCCTATAGTTTCTTCTGATTGTTGAAGTAACCAGTCACGCAAATTTTCAGGTTCCTGTTCCTCTGCAGCGTCACCAACAGTTTCATCCTTAGTACCATTAGCAAAAGATACAAGGCCACCTTGAGCAGCCGTAGCTTTCTGATTAGAAACACGCCTAAACTCGTTTACAAGCCCTCCCATATTAGGTTTGCGGTTTGAAGCAACATTAGGTCTGGCAGTCGGTAACCCACTACCCATAATCCGCCGCATCATTTTTTGTTGTTTTGCGCGGTTGTTAGCGTCAACTGCAGCTACACGCATAGCAATATCTTTTTCATATCGCCCTATTACTTCGTTTTCTTTTTGCTCTGCGACTGTTTGCTGGGAAGGGTCAAGCGACACACGCACTTGATTTTCTGCGGCTTTTAGATCGTTGTTTATCATTTCAAGCGCAATCAAGTTAACAAGCCCTTGTTGTACTAAGGGCTTATTTGATGTGCTTTTTACCTGTGCTCCTAACGCTTGGGGGTTACCTTGATAAGCATTAACAGTGTTGTTTAACTGCCCTAGAAAAGCGGCGGAAGGATTACTTGTACTTGTATTCATACTCTAGTGCCTCTAACCCTTATCGTCATCGTCATCACCAAGAACACCAATCAGTCTAAGGAACGATTCGGCTAAACCAAGCCCCCCTCCAGCACCCGCTAGACCTTCTTGCACTGGGTCATTGGGAGCATACTGTATAGATCGTGCTTCTAATGGTAGCTCTTGTAGTAATGACTGCATATATTGAGCAGACTTAAGAGGGTAATCTCTTTCATCTATAAACTGTCTGTAGTCAGCACCAATACCTTCTTGAGCAATACCTCTCTGAACAGCCCCTGCTGCCTGTTGAGCATCTAGGACATCAAATCCATACCTATTCCTAGCTTCCCGCTCTTTGTTAAATTGATCAACGGCTTTATCATAAGCACTTGCGTATCCAGTGGCTCCTACATCAGCAATACCTCTTAGTAGATTACGATCAAGTTCCGCATCCATTATGGCTTGCCGACTGCCACCATAAGCTCCAGCTTGCCCCAAACGTCTAGCGTTTTCCATTCGGGATATTTCGGCTTGTCTTCTCAACTCGTCTATTTGTGGAACTAAAGCTTGTTGTATGTATGGGTTCATATACTGCCCAGCGACAGTATTTATCTGCGTTGTTGGCATGACTCCATCTTCATCAGGCATACCTAATGGATCTGTAATAGTCATGGGGGTTGCCAGAGTGTCAGTAAATGAAGAGACACCCATGTTCTGTGGTACACTCAGCGAGGCTAGTCCTCCAGTGCCATCATCCCCACCAAAAGCCTGTTGTTGTAAAGCACTTGTCCCAGCAGTAAGTGGGCCAGTGTAGGCTTGGTAAGGTTGGGAAGCAGCGGCTCGCCCCCTGCCTAGCATATCGACTACATAATCCCCTACCCAAGGGGAAAGAGAAGACTCAAATCCCGTTTGCATTATGCTATACCTCTTGGTAGATATTGATTAGGGTTTATTTGTTTACCCTGTCTTGTTGTGCCTGTTCGGGCTTTTCGTATTTCATTCATCATAGCGTACAGTTGTTTTGCCCCAGCATCTGAATTGCCATTACCTAAGTGACTAACAACATCTGCGGGGACAACAAACTCTCCATCACTTAAAGCGGCGGGTTGAGTGCCTTCTATAGTGGCATTTATTTGATCTGCCATACCATCAGTAGGCCCGTCTAAATATCCACCTCCCATAAGAGATATAATCCCGCCTTTTTTCCCAGCCCGTACATCATCTCCGTAGGGACGAGGATTAGCTGATACTTGTTGTCCGTAATACATAAGTAAGTAATTCAGATACCCATTTTGAGCAGGGTCATTCAGTACAGACCTGTAAAACGCTGTTCCAGTAGGGTTGCCAGTTCTAAAAATATACTCTGCTTCTTGTTGCACAAGTAATCTCGATTGACTAGGTATACTTCTAAATTTATTAGGGACGTAAATAGGCGATGGAAACGGACTTATCGTAACTTTAAAGTCATCGTTTTTAGTTGCAACCGCACTGTCAGGGGTAACAAGTTGCCCATTTGCATCAGTTATACCTAAGTCTTGAGCCATTTTTCGCCACAAGCCACTTCCTGTAGGTATATCAGGATAGTCTGAAGGTCTAGCGTCACCCTCTCCAAACAACATGTACTGCAACACATTTCTAGCGTTATCTTCAGACAAACCATGTGTTTGTTCAAACTCAGTTGGCGGAGATGTATCATCCGGTGGAGGTTGGCTATCATCCGGTGGAGGCTGAGTTGTATCATCCGATGGGGGTTGGTTATCATCCGATGGAGGTTGGCTATCATCAGAATCGGGGCGTTGTTGAGCAGCAAAAGTATTAGCGGCTTCTTCGTTAAAGAAAGCGGTAATCTCGCCATCTTGAGCTTTAACAAGAAAACGTCCATCGTTTAACGTGAGTTGATCCCCAACTTTAGAATCAGCTTTCCACGTGTTAAATTCTGCACCAACATTAAAAGCTTCATCTGAGCCACTTAATTCCTTGGCTTCTTCTTCAGTTTCTACTAATAACATTTCTGGATAAGCTGCTCTGTCAAACCTATCTGTTGGAAGATCTTCATATTTATAGTCTGGTGTTAAAACTATAAACCCTCTACCATTTGGTTCGGCAATGTAACTACCCGCTGGGCCTTCAGCAAAATAACCTTCTGTTTGATCTGCCCCAGCGAAAGCAGTTGCGTTTAATTGACTTACCCTTTCTGCTTCTTCTTCGCTATTTACCCTTGTAAAAACACCATCTAGCGACCTAACAAGAAAACGTCCGTCTTGTGCTGGATCAGCAAAATAAGAACCGAGATCAGCATTGCTTCGGAAATCATTTACATCAGTATATTTAGGAGGCTCAGTAGGATCAGCAGGATCGGGGTCAGTGGGATCGGGATCAGTAGGATCAGGGTCAGTGGGATCAGGAGTCTCAGCGGCCTCTGCTTGTTTTTCTCTCCATATAATAAAATTAGCTATAGAAGTTTCATCGTAGACATTTACCATGCCATAACCGGGAACGTATATATTCCCACCCTCAAAAACTTGGTATTCTTCTGGATCAGTCGGCGTAAACTCAGGATCTGTAGGATCTTCTCGCATACCGTATCTGTCTGGCGGGAAGCCTAGTACAGAATCAATACCTGTCGGCCCTGCACCTTCAGGTAAATCAGGAGCAGTTTGTCCTACCCTAGCGTAGTTCTGTGCACGTAGGCTATCTGGGCCTACATTAGCTTGATTAAACAAATCTTGTCGTAGGGTATCTATTGCTGGATTACGAGTAACATTAATCCCACCCTGCACTTGCTGTGCAAAACCAGTAGGTACAAACCTGAAATCAGAAAAATACCTTTGCCCCCGCGAGCCGGGAACTCTATCCTTGTTGTACGTATCTAGTACGTTTTCTCTTACTAGAGTATAATCAGGCACCACACCTTGATAGCCTGAAGGAGGCGCGTTTTCAGTGCCGTAATTGGCTCGATTAGCAGAAAGGATGCCCAGTCCTAAAGCACCTATACCTAGACCAATTTTAGCTCCTCTGCCTAAGCCTTCTTCGTTACTACTAGTGCTAGTAGCAGCCCCCGGTAGTACGTTACCTACCATTACGCACCTCCCTTCTTAATCTTCGTGCCTGTAAGAGGTTCAGTCATCATTGAATTAGCCATTTTACCTATTTTGTTAAGGTTTTTCTTGTTTTGGGACAACCTGTTTATAAGTACATCAGTCATGGTAGGACGCGCTTGCCCGTACAGTTTAGCTTGTTCGGGGGTAGCAAATATACTACGCCAATCATAAAAATACTCTAAACCACCTATTTCTGTATCTTCCTCGTCAAATAAACCATCCCCCATCGGAGATCCTATGGGAACACCAAAAAACGGGTTGTTATCCCCACCACCTCCACCGCCCATAAAAGGGTTATCTTGAGTAGTTCCAGTACCACCTACACCAAAAGGATTATCTTGGGTAGTTTCAATACCCCCACCAAAAGGGTTATCTTGGGTGGTTTCAATACCTCCACCAAAAGGATTATCTTGGGTAGTTTCAATACCCCCACCAAAAGGGTTATCTTGGGTGCTACCATCGAACTCATTACTACCATCAAATTCATTACTACCATCAGATCTACTATCTTTCTCACCAGAGGTAAACGGATTATCATTGCTCGCAGCACCTGAATCAGAACTAGTAGTTGAACTAGTGGTTTCAGTCCCGCTTTCAGTCCCACCTCCCCCAGCAATCCCACCTTCCCCAGTTATTATGTCCTCAATATTTCTTTTAGGTTTCCCGTCATCATCGCTACCCAACAGCTTACCAATGCCATAGATAGTAAGCCCTCTCATAATTCTTGCAATTGCTGTTGCTGGCGTATTCTCGAAAGTAATACCTATTAAATCTAACGGGGATAAAACTAACGTTTCTACTAATTCACCCGCTTTGTTTATTACAGTTATAATTACATTCCCGTCTGGATCTGTAGCAGCCTCTTTTATTTCGTTACCAGCATCTTCTATTTCATCTCTTATTTCTCTTAATTTACCTTCTATTTTAGTAGGGATGTTTTTAATACCTTCCCCTATTTCTATTACCTTACGCCTAATCTGATCATCAAGAGTAAATTGCCCATTTCTGATTAAATCAATGCTTAGACCATCTCCACTAAGAATATCTGGAAGCCCCGGAATGGGTATTCTTATTACCATCCTGAAAGATTTTGTTCTTTGATCCCATACAAACTCAATACTAGGCCCAGCTTTAAATATTTCTCGTAAAGCTATTTGTTCTGCACTAGGTAAAGTTCTTATTATTTCATTAAGCCCTTTTTGCACTTTTCCAATAACGTCAAGGTCTTCAAGTTCTTTCTTTAATTTGTCAGTTAGTTTTGGTTTTATAGTTGATAAATCTTTGCCTGCCGCTTCTAACTTTTCTATATCTTCCTTGCTAAGTTCAGAGGCATCTATAGTGCCATCTTCAAGCCCTTCAACTATTTCTTCCGGTGACTTTCCTGTGTTATCTCCATCAATGATTGCAACTGAATCTTCTGATTTTTCTGTTGTCCCTTCTCCGTCGTCTGTACCTGTTTCTACCCCTTCTTTTCTTTCCGCTGCTTCCGCTTGTTCTCTAGAAAGACCAACTAATTCAAGAGACTCATCTGCTATATCGTCAGCTTTTAAAGTTCCATCCCTAAGTCGTCTTAACAGAGCTTCTCTAAAAGCAGGATATTCTGTTTCGTCTTCTGGCAAGTTATTAGGATTAAATTCTTCACCGTCTGGGTCACCCCCACTTTTAAGAATTTCAACAAGATTCGTAACGTCGGCTTCGTCATAATTAGAGGCAGCTTGCAAAAGCTCCATTACATTGTTTATTTCACCGCTTTGCCTAGATTCGTTTTTTAACCATAAATAAAATGTACGTAGGTTTGCATCTTGAACAGAGTCTATAAAAGTGTCTAAATCATAAATTTCTACGTCATCATCTCCTCCAGTAGCTAGTGATGTAGGCATATTAGCTAATACATTGTCCATATTAGCTAATGCATTTTCTGGAGATGTAGTAGACGATATAGGTGCAGTAGACGATACAAATGGACTACCACCAGCTACTGTGGGTACAGTGCCTCTACCTACGTTGCTTAGTTGGGTGCCTGAAAAATCCCCAGTTGCGGGGGTTGTGTTAAGACCAACTCCACCTGTATCTCTAAGAATACCGTCAACGGTACCAAGTTCCGCACCCGAACCAGTTTTAATACTAGGCCCAATTTGACCCACATCTGGATTTATAGTTTTTACACCTGCATATATCTCAGGCAACATAGCTTGGGCTGCTGCTGCTACTTCTGTACCTGTGGGTATACCAGCAGCTAAAACAGCTTCTGCGGTAACTCGTTCCGGTCTACCATCGGCAGCTAGTTTTGCGTTAATAGACGCTGCTAACTGCGCGGCTTGTGCATCAGTGGGCAATCCAGCTATACCGCTAACATTTACACTAGGTGGAGAATCTATATTCATTACGTAACCTCCAATATACTAGCTACTACATGCAGTCGGTTGGCTGTGGCTGCGGTTACCTTTAGTATCTCTTCACCCTGCACAACTAAAGGTGCAGTAAGTAATTCTTCAGTAGCGTTAGCAGCTACACTTTTGGTCTTAAACAAACTAAACACACTAGACCCACTAGTTATAGTAAGAGTTATTGTGTCAGCATTACCTGAGTCTTCAGACACTAAGATAGACTTAACTATACCCGTAGTAGATGCCGCACAGGTGTATAGTGTTGTTATATTAGTAGTGGTCAAATCGACCTTTGCGTTGACGTAGGTATTAGCCATTAGCCTATAAACCAACTTGTAGCTTCAGCTTGATTTGCTATATCTGTATTGCGTAAAGCCTGATCTATCTGGTTAAAGTACAAACGAAGTGCGTTGTTAATAGCGTTAAAATGCCTTTGGTCATACTCCATAGGGGATAATGGTAAGGCTGGAGCAGCAAACGTTATATCGAAATTAGTAGTTTCTGGCATTATCTTCTCCCGTCTGCACGTATATCTATTCTAGGAGAACCTAATTGCCATAATACGCCTGAATTAGAAGACTCAATCTTTAAAGACATTTGCCTTGCCCTTATACGTATATCAAGCCTATCAGTGAATTTCTCTACAGGAGAGGTTGCGGTTCTGGTTATAGAAGCGTTGTTAGATCCTCCTTCTGAAGTAGGGTCACTTATGCCTGAACCTGAACTGTCATACGGTATAAGACTTAAAGTTGCACTAGGACTACTTACAGTAGACCCCTCAAAAGTAATATCAGGTACTACTCGTTGTACAAAAGAAAACCTGTCTCCATCGTCTATATCAAACTGAGCAGACGATATATTAGCTGATATAGCTGCGGGTGTAGTTGTCTCGTTATTATCTACACCATTTTCATGTTCTACTATATTGTTACTATAAGTAGCACCTAAAGGAAAATTTTGTGTGCCGGAATCTAACCACGCTGTTCTATCTAATGTGCCATAGTACCAAATGTCTTGTTGGTAATTGTAAACTACGTACTTATCAATCGTAGTACTGTCAGTCGAACAGTAGAACCACCATACCTCGTGGAACGCTTCTATTGTACCTGCAAAACATTGATCTAATTGTGTGGTGTTTATATCACTAAAAACGTGCCGCCTAAGATCACAACGTAGTTGTTTAGTACTACCATCATACATATAGAACTTATCGTTACCCATCCAATATGACACACCATCTGCATACGCAACAGCATTTTGAGACACGATAGATATATGTTCTCCCATTAACTGAGAACTCCAAACTATTGGTGCTCCAACGTACTGTAAGGCATAAAGTGCGGAGTCTGTCCAAACTAATATTTCCTGTCGTGATTGACTAACAGCTACAATAGAACTACCACGAGATAACCGCAGACTACCAGCCTGATTAGTTGCGGCAGGAGTCCAATTAACTACGCTCTCCTGATCAGACCAACGAATAAGTAAAGGATCTTGTGTGGCAGACCCTAAAGGATTAGCACCTAGACAGAATACAAACCGACTGACATCAGACGTTATAACCAAATTAGCAACTGTAGGTACATCAGATGCACCACTTAAACTAGAAGCCAGCACGGCTCTTACGCCCGTACCAGAAGAAGAATCCCAGTAGTAAAGTGCTCCTCCTTTTGGAACGAATACCAAATCTTCTCCAAAAGTTGCTTGGCTCCATAACCGTAAAGAAGAATCAGAAGATGTACCATTACCCCATGTACCAGTACCAAAAGAACCACCACTCCAACCTATAATAGGTACTGCTATGTTGTACCCTACAGAGATTTCGTAAGCACCTACTGTTGACCCACCACCATTACCTGAGTCACTACTATTCGCAGTAACAGCACTCCCAGATGTATCTTTTGCCGCTACTGTATAGCTATTACTATTAACAATAGAAGCTATTTGATAGTTTTGGTTTAAAACTGCTGCTGTGATGTTCCCACCAAGACTAGCTGCACCGGAAAATGTAACAAAATCATTAACTAATGCGCTATGGGAAGTGTCAGTAACTGTTATAGTCGAAGAGCCATTAGTTGCAGCAAAAGTTACATCCCCTGCGGAAGTAGTCGCTCTAATAGGTGTAACATCGTAATACGCCCCACCTTGACTAATGTAGAACTTGAGGTGAGTGCCTACTCCTATGTATTTAGCTCCGGTTAGTGTCACCCAATTAAGTAACGACCTACATATACCTAAGAACGTATCGTTAGATATACGTGTCCAACCACCTATACGTTCTGCAAATCCCTGCCTAAACCGCACCTTGTCACATTCGTACCAAGAGTTTTCGTTACTATAACTAGTTTTCTCTCGATTAACGCCGGGATTTAATGTTAGTTTTCGTAGAGCCATACTACCTACTATCCATAACAGCTAAAACACGATCTCGTAAACGTTCTGCTCTTTCCGGTGTCTGTTGCGCCCATCGAGAGTCCATCATTTCCATAGAAACAATACCCCATGCTTCTTGAGCAACACCTGCATTCATATTCTTAAATCGACTAAGCCCAGTCTGGCCTAGTTGAAAACACATATTCACTAGAATGTGACGCATTTCCTGTGGTATTTCTTCCCAGTTACTATATATACCTTTACAGCCAGCAATCGCTAATTGTACATCATGTTGAAATAACTCATAGCACCGATCTTCAGTAATCCCCTCTTCTTCAGGGACATTATCATAGGCTCCGTGTACAGGAAGATTAGCTTCTGGGTCATTTGGTAACACTTTATG